CCATAATATATCAGGCCAGGAGAGCCAGCATCATAGGATACATAGGGATAGATCAATATGGTAACCACTACCATATCAAACACCACCCACGGAAGGAGCTGTTAGAACAGTTAGGTGCTACCCACGCCGACAAGATATATGTTGACCTGAATGGTGGTGGCTCCAGAGAGGTAGGCTATGTCATATCAGGTCACTGGATAAAAATCTACCAAATACATAACTGGAGGTAATCATGTACATAATTGAAGGTCGCTATTGGAACTCCAACGGCAAAGGTATAGCCATAGTAGCATCCATAACAAAGGGTATAGATTGGGCAGCATATATAGGTGCTGACAATGGATGGGATGAATTAGAATGTTTGGAGTAGACAAGGGATTATGGAGCCAAGCTATCAGAAGTGGATGCCAGGCATTTCTTCCCCGATATTGACCTACCATATAGACATTAAGGAGGCAATCCGAATGAATAACAACCAGGTAGCGCAAAGGTTCTGGGACAACTCCAGCAAACCAGCCCATACCAGGTCGTTATTCTACGAGGATGGTAAGTTATTCTCCTATAGCACTTGCGTACTGCAAAGGTATGGCAAGCACATTATAGGTAATGGCACCAAATACTCTCAAACTACATCATGCCATCAAACCACAGCCAGCGTTTGGAGGTCTGATATAATCCTGTATGATGTGCCAAGAGGAACTACCGACCTGGTAGCCTTTGCCAGAGATTATCTTAACAAGCTGGATTATATCCTTAATAGTTAGTAGCTATACTATATTATAATATAGTATTATACTGCAATAAGTATATGCTACCAAATGAGGAGTGCAAGTATGGAGTTACACGAATATACTGGAGAACCAACTGAGGAAGAAATCCAACAGCGTTTGGAGTTCTGGCAATCCTGGTCACCCAACGGTTATAAGGATAACCACCTTAGAATAACCAAGTTCTGCCCTATGTGTGAGAGTCCCAATGATACCGAGTGGGTCAGGAATGAATGGTATATCTGTTATAATTGCATGATAGCCTTTACACTAGAGGATTTAGAACCTGTGGTAACACCAGAGATGTACGCCCAAATAAAGCTGGAGGAGGAATTAGAGTATGAATGGTATGAATAACCTGGCACAGGCAGTTCATATTAGGAACCAAAGAGCTGAGGAGTTGAGGCAATCTATTAAGCTATTGGTCAAGGAGCTTCACCGGCTCCAGGGCTTAACCAGCTATGAGTTACTGGAGGACCACGCCATAGCGGAGGGTATGAGGGATTACTGGAGGCACCAGCAGTCTGGTAGTGCTGATTGGAGAGGCTAGATGGTAATCCGTTGTGCATGGTGTAAGAGGATAACTGGCAGCAAGCCACCCTATGATGGAGCATCTGGCCAGGAAATCACGGATGGCATATGTAATAAGTGTCTGGAGAAACATTTTCCCAACACTAGCCGCCTGGTTGAAGGTCATAAGAAAGGTTGGCCAGAAGGGAGGTGAGTAAATGGGTTATACTATTGGCATTGTTCTGGCTAACACTCTACCTGCTGTATAAGCTGAATGGAGGAGCATAATGAAGTTCAAATGTATTGCCTGTGGTTGGCAAGGAGATGAAACAGAGCTAATTACCAAATACTTTCCTAACCCTCAAGAGCCAGGTGATGTAATACCAGAAGCAACCTGTCCAGTGTGTGGCAATCAATCCGTAGAGGAGGATAATGTCCAAACACCTATCACCAAAGGATAAGATACTCCAGGAAAGAGGTCTAACCCTGGTTAAGCCTAGCAAGAAAGGCAGGAAGCGACTAGCTCCAGCAGTAAGAGCTACCCACCCAGATAAACCCAAAACTGCCTTGATGAAATACCTGGAGCAGAAATACGGAGTTACCATTGAGGAGGTGTTGGTTAGTGGTAGCCTATCTGTGGTGGCTAAACGCTTAGGTAATGAGGTAGATGAAACTACCATCAGCAGGTGGATTAAACGTTTCAGGCTAAGGTATAGTGCTGATAACCTGCCTGACTGTTATGGTTGTAAGCATTACGGGCCTGCCTGTGAGGGAGGTATTTGCTATGTGCTACTGAATTTAGGATTGTATGAATTAATACCATTAAAGAAGGAGGAGGTTCTAAATGACATACGAGGAATATGAGGTGGGATACTCAAAACACCATACCTGTGGTTATCCAATGATACCTTGGGAACTATCCTATGCTAGTGATTGCCCTAAGTGTGAGCCTGATAGCCCACAATGGAAGGATGTTTGCAGAAGGGACTTTGACCTAGGTATGATATATTGGAATGGCTATTATTGGGGTAAGGAGGAAACCAATGAATAAACAGGAACTGAACAGAAAGCTGGCAGAATGGGCAGGATTCTACTGCCATGATGGTATGGGTATGTCAGATATAGATGCTGAGGTTTACCAAGTTATCCTGTATGACCCAAACGGGAAACAAGCGGCTGAGCCCAACTTCACCCAGTCCCTTGATGCTTGCTTTAAGTGGCTAGTACCAAAGCTAGATAGTACGAGAGTTCTTACTAATGATGCGCCGAGCGGTGATAGATTCTACAATGCGGAAGTTAAATTGGGCGGAAGGAGAACTGCTAACACCAGTGGGACTCCTGCTCTAGCCCTATGCCTAGCAATTGAAAAACTAATTGTCAGAGGTGCTAAATGAAGGAAATTAGAATCCTAATGCAACAACTAAGGAATTACCCTAGCAACCTGTTTGTCTACCCGCAAGAGGCTACCGATGAACTAAAGGGCGGCTTAGTTGTTGTGGATGTGAATGGTTCAGAGCAAGGGTTTATTGAAACAGGAACCAATGATGGAAAGGTTATTATAGATTGAAAGGGCTTACCCCACAAGAGCTAATACAATGGACTCCACCTCACCAGTCATATATCATTGACCACGACATCCTGATAGCCCAAGGCACCATGATGGTCTATGGTAAGGAGGAGACCTGGAAATCAATGCTGGTTGGTTTGGATATGGCCTTCAAGATAGCTACTGGTCAGCCTTGGTTTGGCTATAAGACCATAGCTAGTCCCATCTACATCTTCCAAACTGAGATACCACAAGGTCCACTCAGGAAGCGGATGATTAAATACATGACTGGTAATAGGGTAACCACCAGCCAGCTATGGTATTCCAGTGAGCTATATATGAAGGTGGATAAAGGGTGGGGTTACTCTGAGTTGGAGAAGGAGATAGTCAGAACCATGCCAAAGGTGCTGGTCATTGACCCTGTATTTAGCTCCATGTCAGGTAAGCTAACCGATGATTATGATGTTGGGTTATTCCTTGACCGTATGGATTTACTGCGTTCCAAGTACAAGCTGGCTGTTATATTGATACACCATACCAGGATAGCTGAACATAGTGAAGGTGAAACATTCCACTACGGCACAGATGATGCTTTTGGCTCCAGCAGATTTCCACGCTGGCTGGACACCATAATATTCGTGGATAAGGTAGAGGACAACGAAAGTACAGGATTGGCTACACTCAACCTGGTATTTGAAAAAACCCGCCATACTGAGGAGAAGTTGAAGCCACTTCACATAACTGTTAGGAGAAGCGATTTAGTATTTAGCAAGGGAGGTATTTAGATGAACAACTTAGAGGAAAGACCCAAATGCCCAGACGCCAAAGTTAGCTGGTATAATGGTATGTGGATATGCAACTTGAATGGTAAGCTGTGTTTGCTGGAGAGTGGTGAGGAGTGTCCGTATTATGAGGAATATTTGGAGGAATTAAATAAGGAGGAGCAAAATGTGGAGACCTAAAGACTGGAGGATTCAATACAAGATAGAGAGTGATTGGGATAATGCTCCAACAAGTCTAAAATGGGAAATCCCACATAGTCATGGCTATAGTGATGGTTATGAGGCTGGTGCTGATGCCATGCTAGAAGCCCTATTAACTAAGGGCTTAAGGATAAACAATATAGGTGATTTTCCCCAAGGTATTGGAACTGTTATTTTTATTCCTGATGAGGAGGAAGATGGATAAAAACTTCCATAGAGAGTTTAATAGCTGCCCTAACTGTGGCTCCACCCAACGTTTCTGTGAACAGTTAGGTGAGGAGCTAAAGGAAGCAGGAATGGCAAGGGAGGAGTGGTTCTTCTGCTATGATACAAGGCAGGGAGTGGTGATGGATAAAGCTAAACAATCCAAGCTATTAATTGGCTCCACTCTGCCAGGTTTCATAATCCATACCGACATCTGCATGGACTGTGGCACCATCTATGTCACATTTACAGCTCGGTTGGATGGAAAGGCCACGCCTGCACATTTACCCAAACCTAGACCTGATGGATTTGGTAATTTGCCATTTAATAATCCACAAGCATCATAACTTTATGTAAAATACATTATGTAAAGTGCTTGACAAATAGTATGCCTATGTGCTAATATGATAATGTGTCAGAATCACTTTGGAGGAGGTGAATGAGTGAGCTAAAACGTACCACTATTAGGCTGCCACCTGAGCTACATAAGGGATTGAAGAGGTTGGCCGCCAGCAAGGATACAACCATCACCAAGTTAATTAAGGATGCAATAGAGGAAATACTATACAAGGAGGAACAAATTGACTGATTTAACACCTGAACAGGTAATGGAACAACTAAGAACCAGAGGATTTGAAACTGGAGGATTTCGTAGCCCGCTAAGGCATTTCAGAGGTAAGCTGGACTCCATCACCGGCAGTATGGTTCAGAGAGGAGCTATGCCTCAACCTAGGCTGGAGGTACTCTATAACTTCTCTGAGGTGGAGGTTTTTGAGTCCAGCGAGCCTTACCCATTCCCAGTGGCGCAGATAAGCATTATGCACTCCAACAGGGTCAAGAGTGCTATGGGTGTCCTTGGTGCCAGTATGGATAAAATCCTAAACGCCAGCCTGGATGAGAATGCACCACAGGAGCAGGCTAAGAACCAGGATGCTCTTATCGGCAAGGTTCAGGAATGGAAGGTAACACCTGGCCACCTAATGTGGGATGGCAACGCTGGAGCAGAGGTACCAAGAGAGTGTTGGGAGGTTGTCTATGTAGAGGGTGTAGGCGGAACTCCTCATAGTGGAGTAGCTGCCACACCTGCAACTGCTGGACAACCAGCACCGGCCACACCAGCAGGGGTAACTCCAGTCCAGCAGGCCATCAATCTGCTGGATGATAAAACCCAGCAACAGTGGAACGACGTTGTTTTCAGGGACCCGCTGGTAAAGAGTGATGCGGAGCTAATCCAGTCCATAATTCAAGGTACATTCCTGCCACCTCTGGAGGCTGCTGGCACAGTTACCAAGGATGAGAATGGTGTGTACCATAAAGCAGGTTAACAATTGAATAGCTTGCTGGTGTCCGAGACCTGGCCAGTCTAAGTATCGGTAGAGGTAAAGGGGAAGTTATCGAGCCAGCAAGCCTGCCAGCTACCCGAAAGGTCAATGAGTCCATTGGCTGATACGAAAGGACAACGAGGTAGGACTAGCTGGCAGGAGCCTGAGCCGAGGGAGCAAGGAAGGTAGGAACAACCGATGATAAGGAACTTGCTGTTTGGGTATAGTACAAGTGGAGTAGGCTCAGGCAAGGGACTGGGGTATGAAGTAAACGATTGGCTATCAGGCAGGAGTTGAACCTGCCCCAGCCCCAGAGGAAACCTAGCTGGTGGGGTTAAGGAGGTAACCAATGATGAATCCAACTGGTGCTGTACAAAGGCAAGATATTACAGGTCTTTCTTACCAACTTTCAAATATTGATGAAAGACTAATCCAAATCATTGAACTCCTTCACCAGATTACAGAATTATTGGAAAAGCAAGAGGTAACTAATGGAACTAAGAGAAAAGATAGCCAAGTGGTTGTATGAGCGTGATGTGAAGGTTCTTAATATAGCACATCCTGTATCGTGGGATGAACTCCCTGATATTTCAAAGGATGAATATAAAAAGCAGATAAGACAAATCCTTGCCCTCATAGAGCAGGAGTATGAGCCTGTTCAGCTTGGGCCGCTGACGGATGAGGAGATAGCAACTGCTTGTGGAATGTTGTCAATAAATTACAGGAAGGTATCCCAAGCCACCATCGCCAAGAACCAGAAGGGGCAGTTATACAGAAGGAGGGAACTAAATGCTTGAATGGTTTAAATGCCCAGACGGTAAAATAATTCCAGTTAAAGATTGCCTCCAGGAGTGCAGAATGGAGGAACGCTGTCTAACCTTGCCTACACTCCTGCTTATATCCGAGGAGCGGGAGTGGAATGGAGTAGCCTCAACCACGCAACTCCTCAATGGTACTATGCTGGAGTTCCTTAAGCTAACCCAGCCCTATGTAGTGGACCCTGACAAGCGTGCCTTTATGCTGGCAGGAACTAAACATCATGCTGGGCTGGAGGAATTTGCCAACAAGCTGGGATTGCCAGCAGAGATAGCCCTTAACATTGATAGGGATATATTTGACCTGCTGGAGCCTGATAATGGTGGTTACACCCTAACCGATTACAAGCTATGGGGTAGCTTCAAAGTAGCCAAGGCTTTGGGCATTGTTGAGGTAGGGAAGCAACCAGACCCTTCTGGAGCAACCTACAAGACAAGTGGTAGGTGGGGTAAAGCTGGTGATGCAAAGTTAGTACCAGTATTCCAACAGATGCCACAGGAAGCTGATAATTGGGAGGCAGAACTCCAACTCAACCGCTACCGTATAATGTTGGAGGAGCGTGGCATCAAGATAAATAGGATGCAGTTACAGGTAACTGTTAGGGATGGTGGACTAGCCATAGCTCATAGCAGGGGATTAACCAGGAATACCTACCGAATACCAATTAAGATGTTGGATGATGGTAAAGTCCTCAGCTACTTTGATGACAAGGCTGCTAAGCTGGCTAAGGCTTTGGAGCAGGGTAGCTGGGATGAACCTTGTAATGAGAGGGAGTGTTGGGACGGAGTCCGTTGCCGTGATTATTGTGAGGTAGCCAGGAATTGTCCCAAAGGTATTTTGGCTAATCCAGGAGGATAAAGGAGGTAACAATGCCAGAACTACAAAATATACAGGAAATAAACAATAAGGTAGGGACAATTTTAGGCTTCAAACCTGGTGAATTAACCTGGTTCCAATGCTTTATTAAAATGTCTGGTGATGAACTGCTATTGACCATTAAGGTAGACAGTAACAGTGTTAAGGGCAAAAAGATTAGAAACATTGTTAAGGAAAACTCATAATGCCTGGCTATATTAGGGATGGTGAATTCATCCAATCACAGGATTGGAAGGGCAAGTTAATGAGAGAAGTGGAGGAAGAAACCAAGAAGGTTTATCAGTACCACTATGGCAACCGTGACCCAGCCACACTGTCTACCAAGGAGCTAGAGGCTATTAGCCATGAAGCCCAGGTCAGAGTCCAAGATAGAAGGAAAGGAAGGTTAGTACCATGAGTATCATAGGAGTTTGGGGAGAGGACAAAAGTTGTAAGACCACATTTGCACTAACATTCCCTAAGCCATTAGTTTTCATGGAGTTTGATATTGGCGGCTTTGACCGTGCTATCTATAGGTTTGAGAAGGATAATATTATAGTTAGAGAGGATGATGAATGGAGGTTGCAAACGACCTCTAATGTCATTAAATATGAGGCTTATCCTTTGCCAATGACCTTTGGTAAATTTAACCCAGCCAAATTAGAGGTACGGCCAAGCAAAGTTGTAGTTGGTATGAAGGAATTGTTCTATGGATGGGCTAGTAAGTATATTACCTATCTGCAAGATAATAAGGTAGCTACCATAGTAATTGATACCGCTACACTAATGAAGCAGGTATGTGATGATTGTTACTTACAGGAAATGCAGGAAAAGCAATTGGAAACCATGGACCCAACTACCCACCTAGATAAGGATAAGAAGCCACTAAGGACCCAGCTCCAGCAGATAGAATATAAGGAACCTAATACCAGGATGAGAGGTATATTATACCAGGCTAAAAGCCACAATAAAAACCTGGTGCTGGTTCACCATGCTAGGGATGAATATAAGCCAATGCCACAAAGGGATGGCACTATAGCTACCTCAGCTACTGGTAGGAGGGAAAGGGCTGGTTTTGCTACCCTTGGTGATAGTGCTGACGTTATATTATATGCTTATTGGGATAGTAACAAAGCCAAACCATTCTGTAAGGTGGAACTGGCTGAGGTCAAGCAGCTAGAGGGCATAGTGTTTGAGGAGCCTACCTATGAGAAGATTGATAGGGCTATTAAGATGATTAAGGGAATATAATGATGTATAGGGATACAGCCATACCAATAGAGTGTAAGCACTGTGGCAGGGAGTTCATACCCAATAAACCAAACCAGATTTACTGCTCCAAAAGTTGCCGCCTGGCCAAGTACGTTAAAGACGAACCATATCCTGAGGTAGTTTGTCCACTATGCAATTCTACATTTACACAAACCCATGCCAGGCAAATATACTGCTCCAAGGAATGTTATAACAAGCACAGGTCAGCGTTGTACTTTCCAAGCAGGATAAGACCAGTTATTATGGAAGCTATAATGGAAAGGGATAACTACCAATGCCAGGATTGTGGTGCAGCTATACCTAAAGATAGGGACAAGAGCAATCACGGTTATCTACATCATATAGTTCCATTATTGCAAGGTGGTAAAGATGAGCCTGCAAATATCATTCTGCTATGCTCTAGCTGTCATAGCAAGCGTCATAAGCGTATTCAGGAAGCGTCTGAACGCTCAAATAGAGTGTCTAAGAATGTTAATGAATAGAAAAGAACATTAGTGAGAATAACAGAGAAAGGTAGCAGGTAATGACTGTACTAATTGACCACTTTGAACCTGAGCAAATTGAACACCTGGTAGCCCAATCAGTTCCAGTCAGCAGGTTGGGGTTAAACTCCAAAGGATTTGCTGACTATCTGTGGTATGGCTTTGACGGGCACAGGATACAGGTAGAGAGGAAGCAGGCTGATGAAGTGCTGGGTGGTATGGACAAGGTAGAGGAGCAACTGAGACGGGAGCTATCCAACGGTGTGGAGGAAAGTATCCTGCTGGTAGAGGGTATATGTGAGCCGGTATTTGGATTAAAGATAGCCACGCAGACTTGGAGGAGGGCTAAGGATAAAAACATACTGGTTCCTGGTAGAGTTTATAACTGTAGCTATACTGGTTATAAGGCTTGGCAGAACCAGCTGGATAAGGCTGGGATAACTGTGGTAGAGACCTTTGATTATACCGCTACTGCCATGACGTTGGTAGCTCTTTACCAGAACTCACAAAAGGAGGAGCATAAAACCCTCAAGAGGTATATCAAGGAGCATATTTATGTGGAGAATTATAACCCGCATATCCTGACACTGATGTCCGTGAAAGGAGGTGGTATAGGAGAAGAAAAGGCAAAGGCATTGATTGAACGCTATGGTACTTTTTGGTATGTGATTAACCAGGAACCTGAGGAACTGGCTAAGACCCTGGTTGGTGAGGAGGGTAAGGAGAAGCGGCTGGGTATGAAGGCAGTTCAGAGGTTATTTAAGGCTATAGGGAGAAACACATGACAGATAAGGAGGCAACAGATGAATAAGGATTTAACCCGTTCCACTATTAAGGATGGCAAGTTCTACCTGGGTCAGTATGAATTAGCTGGCTTGATGAGACCTGCCATCAGGAGCTACAGGTTTCATAATAACAACCAAAATCCTGAGGCTATAGTAATACCTTACATAGCTGAGGTAGATGGAGTTAAAATTGAGTTTGAGCAACCAGTTAAGCCAAGAGCAGATAAAGCTGGTAGCTGATACCGTCAAGAGCTTGGCTGAGTCTAAGGGCTATATCACCTACCCCAAATACCATGATGTGAAATTGGTATTACAGGCTCTTTATGTAATTAATAAGGCTATGGAGGCAATAAATGGAAAGGTGGTCAGACGGGAGTCCAGCACCAACTGTAGGAAAGGAGATAAGGATAGACAGCCTGAGAGGTCAGCCAACAGTTAAAGTAGTAATGGCTATCAAGGCTCCTAGGGGTATGTGCCGGATATTCGGACAACCGCCAAATCGGTATTCCAAACACCTAGGGCAGGCATATGTGGATGCACAGTGTGAGGCTATTAGGGCTTTTATGGAGCAACACAGTACACTAATAGGTTATCAGGAGGATGACGGGGAAATTGACTAAACCTAAGAAGACAGTGGAGGAGCTAGCCGAGGAGCATATTGAGTGGCTTATTAACCTGCTAATACCTATTATCATGAGGATTGGTAGGGAAGAATTCATACATGGCTATAAGCATGGCAGAAAGGAAAGGCAATGAGGCAGTTTGCTCCAGACTATGAAAGAACAGATGAGGGTTGGATTGTATTCCCAGATGATGTTAAGTGGAGGAAGGAGTTATTCTCAAATGTAGTAATGAAGCATCTGGAAAAGATGCACCTATATACACAATGGGAGATAACTAAGTACGTTTCAGAGCC